AAGGAGTCCTTGCGCGAACCGCCTTCGGGTTGAGGCGCTTTCAAACCGGGCTTGCCGGGGTTGGCTGCGTTGTACGAAGCCCTCCCCTTGGCGTTCAAACCGCCCTTCGGATTCTTTCCTTCTGCTCTTTGCCATGCCGGGGACTTAGCCATTGTTACCTCTACGCTGCTGTACTCAGTGTACGTTCTGCTGCAAGCATTGACGGGTACAAAACATCATTTCCAAAGTCACTCTTAAACTCATGAATACCCATGTGGCCCAGCTTGATTGTAGGGTCAAGCCAAATATCCAAGCCCTGCTCCCGCGCACGGTCACAAAACAGGAAGTCTTCGCCAATGTAGCCTTCAGGAGTGCATTTGAAATCGAAGTAGCTGTACATATGCTCATCCGAATTAATATCCTTGTGCTTCCACTCCGGGTGAGCGTCCTTCAGTACATCAAATACCCGACGCTGAATCATCATGAAACCCGTAGCTACACGGTAAGCCCTAACCAAACCGGCTTCGTCCATTGTCACTTTGCCTTGAGGCCCATTTACGCCGTTTCCACCATCCAAGGACACGATGTAAACTTTCCCTTCTTTACGAGCTTCATAGGCACCGGCAACGATAGCTTTTTCCTGATTCCAGCACATCAACCGGATAACGTCATCAGCATCAAACGTCATATCTGCATCAATGAACATCAGGTGGTCACTATCAGACTTCATAAATTGATGGGCAATAACATTTCGTGCGCGAGATACAACAGAACACCCACAGAGGCTATTAACCTCTATGTTAATCCCGTGTTGCATCAGCTTCTGCCCAAGCTGCATTAATGATACCGCCATCTTCACGCCTACTTTATGGTCGTAAGCAGGAAGACCAATCATCAATTTTTTGCCAGCAAGATCAAAACCTTTTTTAAGCTGCACGATATTATCCATAGAAGACAGTAAATCCAGTTTGGTTGGTCATCTGTATATAGATGCTGTTCTCAACAATAATACCCGCGTTTGGAATCAACATCGACCCATTTTGTGGAGTACCTGAAGTTGTCAATCCTGCGGTATCAAACGACATTGCCCAACGACCCGTAGCTGTGTACGTACAAGCCGTACTAGCGGCAATTGTTCCGCTATTAATATCAGTAAGGGTAAACGTATTGGCATCAGTGACCGTAATCACATAGTTACCGTTGGTAGCCGACACACCCGTTGCCGTAGCAAAAGTAATACCAATAACTTGCCCTGTTTTTAGGCCGTGTGTAGTACTAATAACAGTTACCGTAGTGGTTGAACGAGCATAAGTTCCCGAAGTGACAGGGGCACCAATCGTGTCAAAGATATTGACCGTACCAGCGGTGGCAGAGGCAACGTAGACAAAGCCCTTAATACGGTTACGACCAAGAACAGCAAAACCTGTGTTGTTTAGGTGCGCTGATTTTACGCTAACAAACATAGCATTTCTCCTAAAGGTTTAACAAAGGGGCCGAAGCCCCTTTAAGATCAGGAGAACGGCGTAGCCACAGAACCAGAACCGATCAAAACGCCATTAACAGACCAGAGGTTAGCAGCCAGCGGAATCAAGGTAATGAAGCTACCCCGTGCCGCGCCACCAGTAGTAGTCGCATTAAGCGTAATGATAGTTCCCGTAACCGAGGCAAAACCCATCGTAGTCGTGCCGCTAACGATCAACTCACCAACCAACTTATCCGAGCCACCGCAAGTCACGGTCTGAGCAGTAGCGCCAGCCGAGATCACGTTAAAGAACAGACGATACTCAACGCCAAGGTTGTTCGTACTGTTGGGGTCTGCACCGGGGCCAGACGATGCCGGGTATGCAGTAGTAACAATGGTCGGCAGCGTAATCGCGCAGGTTGCAGGAACCAAGCAGATAATGCCGCCGTGAGTGGCTGGGCTAAGGGTAGCCGTAGCGCCAAGCGTAAGAATGTTGTTTGGGCCTTGGTTATACATACCACCAAGCGAACGGACGGGGCCGTCGAAAGTCGAAATTGCCATTTAAAACTCCTGTGTGTTAGCACATCCGCATAAAGTCTCTAACAAGTCTGCTGGGGCAGTCGTTATGCGTAGTATATTCCCAGTCCAATTTGTATCATACACCAAATTATGCGTCAACTAGCTTATTTGATGAACCGAGATATAGAGACTTAGTAACAGGTAAACAATTTGCAAGTTTTCGAATTTGGTTACGATACAGGTAATGTTTTTACCCGCGCCAAAACAATAAAAAAGGGCACCCGAAGGTGCCCTTAGTCTATCTAAGTGTAGCTAAGTGCTTGATTCTTAGGTAGAACCGCTCGAACCGAAGATACCGAGAGGGTCACTCCAACCGAATGAATATCTTTCGCGGCTCTTGTAGCGCACATTGCCCGTGTCGAAATCACCATCCATTGAGTTAGCCAGCGGGGTACGAACAAAATGCTTCAGGCCGTTAGGCACATCCGTCATAATGAAAAACCCGTTGGTGTCCGTCAAAAAGTGGTTAACACGATAACCCTGCGGAATAGAACCCATCGACTTCAATGCGTTCACATCGTTGTTGTTCGTACCAACACGCAGTTCCGTTTCCAGAAGGCGGGTAGCCACAAACATCAGGTTCGGCGGGACAATCAGCTTAACTGGCTTGGCAGCAATCAGCAGACCACGCTCATCAGTCCAACCGGCGATCTGAATAACGGCGGCTTCCAAAGAAGTCTCGTTCAGGTCAGCTTGGGTGGTAAACGTGTTGCTGTTGGTGCCGCCAGAAACCAGCGGGTGGGCCGTACTACACAGAACCACACCGTCACCGCCGGTATAACCAGAAGTAAATGCGTTGTTCAGAATAGCAGCACCCTTAACCTGCTTGGTGTAAGCCATAGCACGGGCCAGCGACTTGGTATAGCGCGACGAAAGGCTGTCGTACAAGTTATCCTCAATCGCTTCTTCAGTGACTGAGAAACCAAGTGCAATGGTTTCGTGCTGGTAACGAGCCGTCCATGCTTCCTGTGCGTTGTCGTAGGCAATAGCATTACCTTCGTTTTTCACAGGGGCAGCGGAAAAGCCCGACAGCTTGGTTTCTTCCTCGAACGAACGCTCCGAGCTTTCAGTTTCGAAAATCTCTTTGTGTTCTTCGCCGTACTTGTTGTATTCCAGACCAAACAAAGCATTAAGTCCGGGGAGCAGTTCTTTGAGTAGTTGTGCGCGTGAAATAGCCATTATTTATCTCCTTACGCCAACGCAGTTGTGTTGCGATACAAATGAACGAATTGGTTCCAAGAAACCAAAACTTCCACGAACGAACCAGCGGCTGGCGATGTATCGGGAACAACGTCGATGATCTTGACAGGCAGCGTAGCAGAAGCCACACCAGCATTTGCAACACCTTGCGTACCGTTACCCGTAGTGGTACTACCCGTTACGGTTTGGTAAATAATAGGCACGTTGCCACCAACCAGAGCAGCACGGTTAGCTTGACTACCACCAACTCCCGGAGAAGTAGGGGACGGAGAAGCATCAGCAGCAGACTGAATAGCTACACGCATCACCAGATCAGGATCATCAGCGACGTAAGCCACGATGCCGGTAGCCGTATCAACCGTGCCAGTAGTGCCGCCCGGAAAATATTGACCAAAAACACGTTGACTCGACGAGTTAATGTAACTGCAACCCATAAAGATACCCACAACAGCAGTACCAGTATTGGTAACAGTGTTGTTGTTAATACAACCGTTGGTAGACATAATCACACAATCACCAAAATAAATAGCGGTGGCGTGACCAGAGGCAATTGCAATCTGCCGAGTTGAGCCAGCAAAAACCTGACCCCCCAGTAGATTTACAGGTCGAAACCCGTAAGCAGCCGAAACTGTCGGATAAGCCATTATTAAACTCCTAAAAAGTTATTTAGCGCCACGCCCAAACGAAGTAGAAGATTTCCGCTCATTAAAGAGAGGCATTCTAGGATCGTTGGACTTCATAAAGTTATTATCTACAGAATCCACCTGTGCTTTGCTTTGATTAGCGAACCATGCAGCACGCTCCTCCAAAACATCAGTAGGAATCTTACACAACATCAAACCACCGATTTCCACATTACCTTTGAACCGGCTATTGGGATCGTTGTGCAACATCATTTCTGGATGATCTTCAGCCTTGCAGGGCTCAAAACCTTCCCGTAGTTTCGCGGAAGTATTCGTAGGGTCAAATTGGCCCATGATTGCTGTCCGAATCCACCGAAACGTCATCCCCGGAATAGCGGCTGGTTGCGGCAGAAGTTCTTCTGGAACCCAAGAGGTTTTACGCTTCGTGGTTTCCCGGCTATCCAATTCGCGTGCAAGTTTGTTAATAGTCATATTCATGCTTCCAGTTTTTGCACTTCACGAGCATATTGCTCAGGGGTCAGGCCAAATTTCCTAGCGATAGCTACTTGGCTTGCCTTTAGCACGATTTTTTTAGACGCTGTGCTCCGCGTAGCGGGTGCAACTACTGTGGCAGGTCGTGACTCATTGCGCGAACTGGGCTTGCCGTTCCCAGACTGCGTTTGTGCTTCAAACTTCTCAGGAAATCGCTGGCGTATTTCCTTGTCGATGCTGTCAAAATATTCATCAGTACCTGCATAACCGGGGCCAAATTTGGTCGTCAGTTCTGCGTGCTTACTCATAGCAAGGCCAGTCATCAGAGTGTCCGGCCCGTACCAAGTATTCTTTTCCATCCATGCCGCAGTAGTAGGATGAAAATTTGGTTTCTGCGACTGCGGCTGTACGTGCTGTGGTATTTGTACATCATTATCTTCCTCTTGTAAAGGAAGTTTGAAATTTCTTACTTTGTCTTGTCGCAGACTAGCCTCAGTCATTTTCTGCTGGGCGTCGATAATCTGGTCAGCATCACCAGAATCATAGGCATCGCGGTACTGCCGCTTAGCTGCTTCTACTTCCATATCCGCAGCAGACTGAGCAGTGGTCGCGTACTGTTTAGCCCCTTCGCTAAGCGTGTTCTTTAGGCGTTTATTCTCGTCAAGAACTCGTTGGGCAAAGGTAACTGCTTCCTGCTGCTCACGTAGGGCTTGCTCTTTCTCCCTGCGCTCGTCATGCCAGACACGTTTCATCTGGGACATGCGTTTCTTTACTTTGTCGGAATACTCCTCAAGGTCATCATTTTCTAGGTCTGCAACAGTTTCTTGCGCCAAGGGATGACGGCCCTTATCAGCATCAGGAGTATCATCAACAACCTCAATCTCAACCTCAAAAGGCTCAGCACCTTCCGTGTCGATAACTGGATTTACACTCTCTACTTCGTCTGGAAACTTAAAGTTATCAGCCATGATTACCCCCGTGCAATGCCGCGAGGATCGTCAACAACGCCCTCAACAGTATCGTCATTAATGATGCGGAACTCGCGTCCATGAATCTTCAAGCGTGAACCAGAATTTGGACGAACCAGAATAAAATCACCTTCCTTGCACCAAGGGCCACTTGGAAACCGTGTTGCATCTCTATAACAGTCTGGCCCCAGCTTCATGACGAACAGAACAGTAGTAAGCCGTTCTTCTGCGTACATCGTCACATCGGCCTTGGCAATTCCACTATTAAAGGTGTTCTCAATCTCCGGCACCATGCACAGAATATGGAAACCCGAAGGCTCCGGCAGCTGTTTGGCTTTCTTTTCTGCTGTATCGGGGAGGGGGGTAGCGTCCACACCAATCAGGATTTCACTCATCTTCGTCAGTCTCCATGCGCTTTGCGAGGTCTTGTATGTAAATCTCTGCGGTAAGCAGACCCCGAACCTCACCGCACATTGCGCGATACTCTGCGTAATCTTTAGCCGCCCCATTAGATAGAGCGTCTATAACCTGAGTGCGCTTGGATTGGCACTGTTTGCCAAGTATTTCCAGCGTTATGTCCATTACTAGCCTTTAGGTTTAACTGGTTGTTGTGTTGTTTGACGGGTAAATTGCTCTTTTTTGTAGGCAATGTCCGTACCGATACGCACACCTTCAAGCTGCTGTTTTGCAGCAAGTTCAGCTTTATCTTTGGCTGTTTTAGCCCCAACTTGCATACCAGCGATCCGTTCTTGGGCCGCGATACGTTGTCTCTCAACTTCGATCTGATCTGCCTTAGCAGCAGCGTCAATCTTGTCTTTAGTAGCCCTGCGTTGCAGGTCTTGCTGTTTAATTTGCAGTTCTTGTTGTTGCAGTTGAATCAACGGGTCTTGTGCAGACTGCTGGTTCTTCTGCGCAGTTGCTTCCTGCTGGTTCTGTTGCAACAACTGTTGAGCGGCGCGTGCAGCAAGCTGAGATATCTGGACTTCCATGTGTTCTGGAATACCGTCTTCTTCAATCTTTTCTGGCGATGGGAGCATGGTTCCCATACGTTGCTCCATCTGCTTGCGGTACTCGTACCCAATGTGCTCGTTAATGTGCGCTGACATAGCCGCCATAATTGCCTGTGCCATAGGAGACTGACTCACAATCTGCTGAATCTTAGGGTCTTTCATTGCTGACATATGCACTTGGATATGGGCCTGATGATCCTGATACAGAAACGCTTTAACCGGCTTCATAGCCAAGACGTTCATATTCTCTGTAATCGGATCGGACGGCTTCTTATCCTCGTCGATGGGCACCAACTTGCTTGCGTTCTTAATACCCAGCACATCAAGCATCTGCCGGTGCAGTATTGGCAAGTTGTACAACTGGGGGGCTGTTTGAGCTAACTGCAATGCAGCTTGGTACTGCACTACTTTCTGGCTCATGGTTGCTGCGTTAGGGTCAGATACCGGGATCACATCCACCTGATCGTAGTCAGATTTCTTGATCTTGGGCGTACCTTCTTCCGGCTCGAAACTATATTCTTCTGGGGTGTAGTCCCGAATAATGCCCTTAAGCAGTTTCAGTTCCAGCTTCATCGAATAGTGGATGCGTGCCTGAACTGCCGACATAACCTTAAGTGTGCGCTCAAGAATAGCCAGAGTAGTACCAACCGGGGACTGCGATGACATGTCGGATACTTGGAGGTCAGCAGCAGAGGCGAACCTACGCCCTTCATCGACGATCTGATTCATCAACCCGACAAGCACCTGACTAGGCTCTTTGTACGGCAGCGGCATCAAGTTATCCCGCAACGCACCACTGGGAATATCCACATCCCTAAACTCACCGGGGGCAATCGGCGTGTCATCACCCTTGACCCGCATACCTCTGGTCTTAAACCCACCCGGCAAATTAGACAGCGTGCCTGCATCAACCAACTGACGCAGCAGCGAAGTACCCGACTTGGCAAACGACCCGATAAGATGGATCAGTCCGAAGTGGTAGAACCCAAAACCCGGAATATAGCCGTAATGCACCATATGGTTTCGCTTGGTATGAGTCTCGTCATCAGGTTGCCAATTGCGACGGATAGCAAGCACGGTACTCGTACCACGGTCGATGGTTACTATATAAGGAAGGCCAATACCCGTCTGGTTCCCATCCTCGTCCGTATGCTCATACCCAGCCAAGTCATAATCAACCTGCATCTCAAGAATACGATAGCGACTGTCCGACGTAGCCCGGAAGCCCATCTTCTCAGCAATCTTTTTCTCAATCTCGTCTAGGGTGTTCGTTGGGTCTGGCAAATCAACATCTAGGTAGAACCCAGCAGCTTGCAGTTTCAACAGATCGTTCTTGGTTTTGCGCATGACATGCGTAACCCGTTCAGCAGTCTGAAGATTACTGGCACCATAAGGAACAACGATATCCTCAGCAGGTACAAAGATAGACGCCTGCCGACCCAAGTTAGGGTCGTAATACACTTTCTTGAACGCATTGCCCGAAAGACCCAAGCCCCACAACATGCGCTCATGCTCAGGACGATACTCAGTCATGACCTCGGTTAGCTGGTAGTTCATATCTACCTGTACTCTAGCAGCAGCTTCTTTTTTCTCAGGCGTCTCTTTACCAATAATCTCAGTCTTTACCGGCCCCGCAGCGGGGAAGGTTTCCATAATTGTCTCGGACTGGAACTTAACCAACGCCTCGGACAACAAGGGATGAAACACACCACACGCACCGGGCCACGGCTCAGTGCGATCTTCGATCTTCATACCCAGCAATTCCAGACCATCTACGTAGGTCTGCATCCAATCTTTGCGGGAAGAAACATCATCCTCGTACTGCCCAATAAGTTCAGAAGCCAGACTCTGCAACTCACGCTCGTCCATTTCCTCTGCAATATTTGCATTGAAATCTTCCTCAGACTCACCCTCCTCCGGCACAATCTCCATACCATTAATCTTTACCGATTCAGGGTCTTCAATCTCAATCTCAAGATCAGGCTGGGCGTTGGTTATGGCAGCTAGTCCCATCGGGGCTGCATACAGTGATTTATCCATATTAGTTGCCATTATTTATCCTAGTAGTACCCCAGATTGCGTCGGGATTTAAACATTTTTTGGGGCTCCTGCTCATCAGATTCCAACCGCAAAAACCCACCGCGTCTAAAACGTAGCAATGCCTGCGTCATAGAATCCACAAGGTCATCATGCTCCCCGGACGGGAAACTTGCTACTTCTTCAATAAGTTCTTCGGCCCAGTGCGTATTAGGCACCCAAACCATTCCAGACGCAAATATGTCTGCTACTGCATTAAGCCTTGAAATCTTGTCGTTTCCCCGACTAGGTACAAACTCTTGTACAGGAATACCCATCGCCCTAAGCTCAAACACCAACGGAGCACCGGATGCTTTTGCTTCAATAATCAGGGCGTCAGGTTGCCACTCCGTGTAATGCTCATAAGCTACCTTCTTTAGCTCTGGAAACTCCATGCGCTGCTTAAAACTGTTCAGCAATATAATATTAGTCTGCAATTTCTCATTGTCGTCAGGGATAAAAAACACCCCCCACGTAGTACATGCTGAATAATCGCTGCGTTCGGTCTTAAGAAAGGCAGTATCCCAAGACTGAATAATAAAATCACAGGGCGGTGGATCGTCGTGCTCCCATATCTTCCACCATTCACGCTTAATAATAGCCGAAACTTCTGATGTAGGCTGCTGCATGTACTGCGCCTGCCATTTGCTGGCAGGAAGTTCGTCTCGAAGGGCCAAAAGTTCTTCTTTTGACCAAAATTCAGGCCAAAGAGGGCGATCTCCTTCAAAAAGAGCAGGAAACTCAATAACTTCCCACTCCTCGCCGTGCCTTTGCGCTGATGCCTTCAAGACTTGCCCGGTTAAGTCCTTTTTAGACCACCGAGTCATCACCATTATGATAGCCCCACCCGGCTGTAGACGCTGCCGGGGCCCAGAGGTGTACCACTCATACGTCTTGTCGTAGATGTCTGAGTTAGTTTCGGATAATGCCGCCTCTTGCTCCGAGTGCGGGTCATCAATAATCAGAATGTCAGCGCCCTTACCAGTCACGGCACCACCAACACCAATAGCGAAGTAGTCACCACCGGAGTTAGTGTTCCATCGGCCCGCTGCTTTTGAGTCAGTCTGTAAGGAAACACCGGGGAAAATGGTCTTGTACACCTCAGAATTAACCAAGTTTCGAACCTTACGGCCAAAACCTACCGCAAGCTCCGCTGTATGAGACGTTTGAATAACCTTTTTGTGAGGGAACCTACCCAAGAACCATGCTGGCAGTAAGTAACTGGCAAACTCTGACTTCGTATGGCGGGGTGGCATATTAATAATCAGCCGTTTTATCTCCCCACTAGCCACACGCTCAAAAGCCGCAGCCATCTTCTCGTGATGCCGCCCATGAATGAATGTAGGCCACACCTTATTAACAAACGGCATGAACTTAGTTTGAGCCAGTTCTTTACTACGCAGCTTCTCTAGTAGCTCTAAGTCCTCAAGAAGTTTAGCCTGCTCCGCTGGGGGCAGCAGATGCAGTATCTTGGGGATGTCCTTCAGGTTGAAGGCTGGCTGTGGTGTCTGCATCAAATCAGTTCTTCTGGGGTTTCTACGTCTTCTACATCTTCTACTTCTTGGGCTACGCCAAGCTCCTCATCCAGACTATGCACAGACAGAGGCGTTATATCCACGATGTCGGCATTCATCAACCGTTTCACGCGCTCCTTAATAGCAAACTCCAAGTCCCCAGAGTTCTTGTAGTTGACTGTCACCTCGCTGCGTTCGGTAAATAGGGCAATGTCGCTGTGCTTACCTAATAGCTCAATAGCCTTTAATTCAAACTTGGGGTCGCCACAATTTGCAAGCTCTAGTAACTTATTAGTAAGTGCCGACCTGACATCACTCATCTCCATCGCAAGCCGCGCACCATAGACACGCAAAAACTCACGGGCAGCAAACGCCGCAGGGGGAGAACTAAATACCGTTTTGTTCTGGGTCTTTAATGCGTCTGAAAATGTATTAGCCGTTTGTTTTGCAGTATCGGCGTCCATCTCAGGGGGGAAACCCAACTGCTCAAGCAGTTCATGGGTATTGGCAGAAACTACAAGCTCCTCCGCAAAAGAACTCGTTTCGTCGTCCATAACTGAATATGGAATTGGATGTTCCTTAGAGGGTTCTATTTGAATAGCCATATTTTCCGCAGGGCGTAGGGCGCACCAGTTCTGTGGATTCTATACTAAATATATACCCCCCTGTGTTTTTGTACAGAAAAGGTATGGGGGGGGTTTCTACATACTAGCGTAGGAGAAGGACTGGGGATTTTTTGTAGGGGGGTGGGGGGTATGTTTTGAGTTGCATTGCATTGCGAGTTTGTGTTGTGAGAAATGAGTATTGAATGTGCAAAACCTTGTGTAGAGGCTGGCGCTGGTTCCATATTTTGCCTTTTGGGGTATAGGGTATCGCTTTTCTAACATTGTTAGATTTAAAACCCTACCCTATTATTGTTGCCATGAAACTTTTTTTAGAGGCTTTTTGTGGTATAATAAGGGCATGGAAAGGGAAAAGAACCCTGACCTAAGCGAAGTTTTCTAACATTGTTAGTTTTTCGGGAGAATCAAAATGGTTGCAGCCACTAAGGTAGTTGAAGTATTCCACATTTCCGATGATTTTCGGTCATTGATGCAAGAAAATGCTCAAGAGCTTGTCAATGGCGCAAAGAAAACTGGTCAAGTGATTTATGATTGTGCTAGGGCAATGGATCGAACCTATGGTGCGTACTGGTTCGATAGCGTGAATCTTTTGATTAAGGCATCGGTTAAAGACACGCGGAAAACATTTTGCGCAGAATTTGATTCGGCTGGCATGGCAAAAGGAACGGGTTTAGTCTATTGGGCGCGGGTGAAAAAAGAATCCGGTCACAAGCCAAAGGAAATCGCATCGGTTTCGACCACAATCGATGCGAAAAACCTTAAAGAATTGGCGACGATTCTTGGACGAATTTTCAAGGCCGAGGACGACGACGAAGGCGCGATTTTGAGCCAAAAAGCGCGGCGCGATTTGTCCAACGCCTTCGAAGCGATGGGCGGGAACTTGCTGGAAGTCGAGGGAAATTCCCCCGAATAATTCTAACAAATGTTAGATTTTGACCCGCTTCGGCGGGTTTTTTTTCGCCCGCTTTTTGTGATAGTTCCATACTGCGGTAGCACCAAGCGCCAAGCCGCTGCCTGTTTTTTAGGCAGTTTGTGATAGTTCCACGTTGGGCTTGCGCTTAGCGCATTGTGTTACGCTTTTGTATTGTTAGAGTTTTGTTCCTATTTCTTGCTTTTCTCTAACAATGTATTTAATTTGATTATTGTACATAGACACACAACTAGGGGGGTCGGCGTTAGCAGGATTTCGATATTGTTAGAGTTTTGTTCCTATTTCTTGCTTTTCTCTAACAATGCAAAACTGCCTATTTTTTAGGCAATCGTCGATATTTTGCAAAAATATATATATTTTGAGCAATCGTCTTTTTTCGGCTTTTTTGGGCTTGTATTGTTAGAAAACTAACATTGTTAGAAATTAGCAAGATATCACTAAAGTTTTCTAACAATACAATTCCCTTTGTAATCAATGACTTGCAAGCCTATTGTTAGAGTTTTTTTTCCCTCTTTTTTTCTCTAACAATACAATTCCCTTTAGAATCAATGACTTACACGCGAAAATGGCTCTATTGTTAGAAAACCGCCAAAATTGAGCGAACCCAGCGGATTTAAGCCATTCGCGCAGTTTTCAGCATTTCTCCATTCACAAAAAATCACCGCCGCCAAAAAAAATCTCTAGGCAGCTTCATTATTCCCAAAAACCTCGCACAATATAACAATACAACAAATATTTCTCTCTCTCTCCTCTCATAATCATCATTTTTGTATTGTTAGAACTATTGTTAGAAGCAAGAAATCGTATTCTAACATTACCAATTCTCTAACATTACAACCTGCCCC